GTATTGATATAGATGTTGTTCCTTGGATATGTTCCGATAATGAACAGGGTATAATTGAATTCATAAAAAATTCTAAATCACAAATTTGTTTTGGGCATTTTGAGATAGCTGGTTTTGAAATGGATCGTGGTAATGTTTGTCATGAAGGCCTTGACAAAAGCATATTAAAGAGATATGATGTTGTATTGAGTGGTCATTTCCATCACAAGTCAACTGATGGGCAAATCACATATGTTGGCACACCTGGTGAAATGACATGGGCAGATTATAATGATGCAAGAGGATTTCATATTTTTGATACACAAACAAGAGAGTTGGAGTTTGTATTAAATCCGAATAGAATATTTCATAAGATTACCTATGACGATTCTAATACTAATTTTGAATTTTGGAAAAAACATGATTACTCAACATACAAAGATTCCTATGTCAAGGTTGTGGTTTTAAATAAACAAAACCCATATCTATTTGATAGTGTGATTGATAATCTTTATAAATGTGGTGTTAGTAACTTGGCTATCGTTGAAGATTTCACAGAAACTATTATTGAAAACGATCAAGAATTAATAGATCAAGCCGAAGATACTATCACAATTTTAAACAAACATATTGATAACACAACAATGAATGCAAGTAATATTAAATTAAAATCGTTGATGAAAGAGTTATATATTGAAGCTTTGAATACTGAAACAGAATGATACTATTCCGAAAGATTAAATATAAAAACTTTTTAAGCACCGGTAATTACTTTACTGAATTACAATTTGATAAGTCACCTAATACCCTAATTGTGGGTTCTAATGGTGCAGGTAAATCTACGATGCTTGATGCGTTGTGTTTTGCCTTGTTTGGTAAACCATTCCGTTCGGTGAACAAACCACAACTATTGAACAGTATCAATGGTAAAGATTGTATCGTTGAAGTTGAATTTAATACAGGCAATAAATCATATAAGATTGTTCGTGGTATCAAACCAAATGTGTTTGAAATCTGGTGTGACGGCGTAATGATTAATCAAGAAGCCGCAGTCCGTGATTATCAGGAATACCTTGAGAAGTTTATTTTGAAGCTGAATTACAAGTCATTCACACAGATTGTTATTCTTGGTTCAGCATCATTTACACCATTCATGCAATTAAAACCTGGTGACCGTAGAGAAATCATTGAAGATTTATTGGACATCCAAATTTTTTCAGCAATGAATTCTGTTTTAAAAGATAAGGTTCAGAACAATAAAGACTTAACCTCTTCTAAAAAATATGAAATTCAATTAGGTGAACAGAAATACGAACTACAGAAGAAGCATATTGATGAGCTTAAACAAAACAATGATGAGAAGGTTGCTGAATACGGCAACGATATCAACAGCAGTAATAGTGTTATATCCACCCTATCAGGAGAGATTGAGTCCTATACGGCCGAAGTCGAGCGGCACCAATTGGCGATTGCATCTAAAACTGAGACAGAATCTAAAGTCAAGAAGCTTACGAAACTTGAATCTCAGATTGAAAGCAACTTATCCAAATTTCAAAGAGATATCAATTTCTTTCAAGGCAATGATAATTGTCCAACATGCCGGCAAACCATTGCCTTGGGGTTTAAGGAAGAAGAATTACATTCACTATCCTTAAAGGTCGGTGAGTGTACCCATGGTCTAAGTAAACTAGAAGAAAAACTCCTAGAAGAACAGGCTAAACTTAATACTATCTCTGAGGTGCAGAAGAAGATACAAGCACTTCAGATTAAGATTGCAACAAACAATACATCTATTACAGAGACTAATAAGTATATCAAGAAGCTTGAGAAGATGATTGCTGAACTTAAAGTTACTGAAGCAAACACCGAAGATTCTTCAGATGAATTGAAAAAGTTGGAAGTTAATCTAGAATCTTCAAAAACAGAATTGCGAGAGTTAATTGATGAAAAGGTTTACTATGATATAGCCGCAGGATTATTAAATGATACTGGTATTAAAACCAAGATTATTAAACAGTACCTGCCAATCATCAACAAACTGGTAAACAAGTATCTAGCATCATTTGATTTCTTTGTCAACTTTAACCTTGATGAATCGTTTAAGGAAACAATTAAATCTAGGCATCGTGATGAATTTACCTATGCTAGTTTTAGTGAAGGTGAGAAACAAAAGATTGATTTAGCTTTATTGTTCAGTTGGCGTGCAGTATCTAAACTGAAGAATTCAACCAACACTAATCTTTTGATTTTAGATGAAGTATTTGATTCATCATTAGATGCAAATGGTACCGAATATCTAATGAATATTTTGCAAATGTTGGAAGGTACTAATGTGTTTGTTATTAGTCATAAAGGCGATATACTGCAAGATAAGTTTAGGTCAGTAATTCGGTTTGAGAAGGTTAAGGATTTTTCAAGGATAATGAAATGAGTGAATTTATTAAATTAAGTGAATATTTTGATGGCTCAGCTAATAAAACATCACAAGTATACAAAACAGAAAAAAACAGGGATCGTTATATGGTTTTATTCTATCGAGCAGAAGATGATTTTAATGAAGCCAAATTCTTTGATGATATAGAAGATGCACAAGATTCAGCTGAAGATTGGATACAAGGATAAAAAATGTCAACAGTTCTAACATTTAATACTGAAGAAGATATCGTAAAAGAAGAAGAAATATTGCCTCTTACTTTATATGATGACAATCATCCGATGCTATCAAGAATGATTCCTGAATATGATATCAGAAATTTACCAAATCCTAATATCATAAAGTTGGCTAAACAATTGAAAATGACCATGAAGCTTCATAGTGGTATGGGACTATCAGCAAATCAATGTGGAATATTTCAAAGAGTTTTTGTTATTGGTACAGAACACTTCCAGCTAGTTTGTATTAACCCTAAAATTGTAGAACAATCGGAAGAAATGATAAAAGATACTGAGGGTTGTTTATCTTTTCCTGGTATGTCACTTAAATTAAAAAGATCAGATTGGATTACGGCAGAATATTATGATGAAAGTGGCAAGTTACACAATGTCAGGATGGAAGGGTTGACTGCTCGTTGTTACCAGCACGAACTAGATCACATGAATGGTATCAAGTTTACCTCTTATGCAGGTCCAGTTATGTTACAATTGGCCAAACAGAAACAACAAAAACTTATTAAGAAAATTAAAAGACTATCTAGATGATTGATGATATTGAAACCCAATGGAAGAAATGGCAAGATGAGAATCCTGCCTCATCTTTCATGGACATAGATGATGGTGAATTGAAAGAAAGAACCATCCGTGATTTAGCTTATGTTTCACAAATGGATGTGAAAGAATATACTTTGTACCAGAAGTGGTGTGAAGTGCATGAAAAATATCCGACTGTTGTGAATCAAACTTTATTTGGAGAAGAAGTCCAACTTCTTGATCCAAAGCAGCAAATCATTGTTGATTCTGTGAAGAACAACATTTGGGTACCCAATTCATATGAAGATTATTTGAACCTTCAACCTGTCTTGGAATATACCGATGATTCTAGTATCATGTCTGCCAAAGGCATTGATGGCTCTGATATTCAAATTGACAATAAACGAAGTAAACAATTACCTGAAAAATGGAACACGGCTCGTAATTTCATTTCAACAATGAAGAACAATTCCAATATTGGTCGTAACCTAAACTTCTTTGTCAAAGATGCTAAGTCAAGTAAGTATCTTGGTGTTATCTGTATTTCATCCGATTTTCTTGATTTAACTCCTCGTGATAGTGTGATTGGTTGGCCTAGAGAATTAAAAACACAAGGCGGCATGATTAACCATACTGCGATTGGTTCTACTATTGTTCCTTTTCAACCGTTGGGATACAACTATGTTGGTGGTAAACTACTAGCCTTGTTATGTTTATCTGATGAAGTGCAGAATTTGTGGAAGAAACAATACGGTGATACTCTGATTGGCGTAACAACAACATCACTATACGGTAAAACCAAGTTGAATGGTCTTTCACAATATGATAACCTTGACCATTGGCAGAAGATGGGTTTTACGGCAGGTTCCGTTTCATTTGAACCTGGAAGAGATACTCGTTATTTGATTCGTGAGTGGTTGAAGGCCAAGCATAGTCGTAAGTATTTTGAATGGTATGTTGCAAAGAAACCATCTGGTCAACCACATAAGCGTGACCACAAGAATCGTTCTTTAGCATTTACATATACCAA